GTCTGACAGATCCTCGATGCACTTCGCTTCAAGCCACGCACTGAGGGGATTTTCCTCTTCCTCGTACTCCTTTGCCGCGCGTAGCATCGCATCCGTAGGCAGTAGAGCACCCTTCCTTATATAGTCGCGTAGCCCGCGGATGGCCCATGCTAAGATCGCCTCGCGGTGCTCGGGCTCCGCCAACTTCTGCCGCAGCCCATCGATGCGGTGCTCATCATCCACTATCTCATTGAATGACACCTCGTGCAGTCGCCGCCATAGCGCGTCCGACGTAACAGACGGGCGGTAGTTCGACACAATGAAGAGCACGCCCATCGGCTTGATTATAGTTGGACGCGCGTCGTACTCGCCACGCACTGAGTACGGCTCCGCACTAGTGAACATGTTGAGGAACTCATCGTCGAACTTCGACCGCTGGGGTACTTCTGGTGTGACCACCAGCCGCTTGCCGCGCAGCACTAGCCTATCTGAGCGTGCGCCGCCCCCGCCGCGAGGATCTTGCAAGAAGCAGTACTTGCCCGCTGTAGTAGCGTGGTCCCCGAACGCTTGCTGTAAGGCAAATACGAAAGTACTCTTTCCAGTTCCGGGCGGTCCATGCAGATGCACGAACGTCTCTTGCGTCGGTGCTCCGAGCAGTGTGTACCCTGCTACCCTGGCCAGATAGGCTCGTGTTTTGGCACAGGGGACAGCCGTCTTGAGGTAGCTTGTCCATAGATCGCTCTTCGCTCCCGGTAAGTAGCGCGTGTGAGTGCTGAGTGTGAGCTTCTCAGCTGCGTCGAAGGACTCTCGAAACTTCATCGTGTTTAGGTTTAGTACACCGTTCGCACAGTGCAGCAAGTGAGGATGGGAGTCGAGGGCTTCGGTGCGCAGCACGATGTCACTACGTTCAGTCAGGTAGAAGAGCATCCGAGTCAGCCAGGACCGCTTGCGTAGCTTGTTGGCGAAGTCGATTCGTATCTCACGCTCTGCTTGATCTAGATCGGGATCGGCGTCGGTGGCCTCGACCAGCCAATCACCCCACTCGGTTGCGTCGTTGACGATCGGACTCTTCGCCTTGGTCATCACCCACAGGCCCTGCTTTGGGTCGTAGCCGATCCATCGTTGTGACTCGGACACCAGCTGTAGTCGGTCACGCACTGCTAGGGCATACTGCTTGGAGAGATCGGCGTCGAGCTGGTTGTTGAGTGGCTGAGCGGCTTGCTCGTTTGGCTGCTCATCTTCTACTAAGTGAAGCTGTGGTTCTTGTTCAGCCATTCAGTGCCCGCCCCGTAGTTGGTGGTTCAGCACTTCCGCAGCTGTGGCACCGTGGGCCATGTGCTTTTCGATCTTCTTCCACTCTGCGTCCATAGCAGCTCTTCGTTTCCTGAGCTTTCGTCTCCCAAGTCGTCTCATTATTGCTGACGCTACAAGAGGTGTAGCTACTGCGCACGCGCAAAGGCCCGCCACTACCCATTCTACCTGCTGCTCAGTCATCGGCCTCCTTTACCTCCCACCTGAACTTTCTCTCCATTTCTTCCAGCAGCAGCCAATCACGCCACCAAGGTTGCTTACGCGCTGGCTCTAGGAACACTCTACGACGTATGATTACAGTAAGGCCCGCCTGCCACACCCCGCAGTAAGGACACACACTATTATTCGAGTAGTACTCACCACTTGCGTACATGCCACCCAGTATCTCGTGGTGGCATGAGGTGCAGACGGTCTGCCCCTCCCAGGGGCCCTTGCTCGTTGCCGTAGCCTCGTACATTCTATTCAGCACTTCACGCGCTTCACGATTCTTCTGCCTCTCGTACGCTTCGCGATCAACCCCGAGCGTATGTGTCGATTCGCACGTTGTACAGACATAGTAGCCCTTGTCTGCGTTGTAGCGATGCTGGCGCTTCTCATTGCACGTACCACATGGGAATTCATAGACTGCGTGAGCCATCAACCCTCCCTGCGCCGCTTCTCGAACGCGGCTTTCATCTCATCACTGGTAGTAGAAGATAGGGCAGCCTCGCACTGTCGTAAGTGCTCTCGATCTTCGTCGCGCAGCATTTCAGCGAAGCCCATGGCTTTCGCTACTGTGTGCTTCACGTAGTTTCTGCTCTTGCCGTCTGGGAGCCCTGCGTCTAAGCGGGATTGCTGTACGATGTACTCAATGTCTGCGCCGGATGCTGCGACATGTGTCGCACAGAGACAGGCGAGCGAGTAGTCCACACCCGAAGGAGTTTGGTCTCGCAGCTTGCCGTGGCTGCGAGAGTATCGTCGCTTGATGGCCTTGATGCTCAGTAGCTCAGTAACCACACTCATGTTGACTGGGGCTCCGTCGTAGTTACTCGCTGCTGTGCAGCTCCCCCCGCGTCTTCCGCAGTCCTCTTCGGACAGCTCTTGTAAGAAGTGTGGCACTAGGGGTAGATAGCGATTGCTGGGAATGAGATCGGGGTAGTTGTTGGGGTTCCACGTGTACTGCAGCCCACTGACGTGGGTAGAGGGTGGGGCCACCACGTAGCCACCGTCTGCCTTGAGGTCAATACCACGGTAGCCTGCTAGGTTGCTTCTCGATCTGAAGATGTGTGAGTGTTCGTCTAGCTGGGTGAGCGGTTGATCGGTCACACGGAAGTACAGATGGAAGCCACCACCGCCAGTATAGACAGTCGGGTGGATGAGTAGGCCCGTGAATCCGAATCGCTCCTCTATTGCAGCTACCGATTCGAGCCCATCGTTGCGAGGGTCGATGTCCAGCACCACTAGGTTGCGCGATCCATTGGTGTTCCCTGTGGCTATGCCTACGTTGATTGCGAGAGTGAAGCCGTACACGTCGCTGCGCAACTCCCGGTACCCACGCCGGAAGTGTCTGCGAGCTACGTCTGTGAATGGAGTCGCTGCTTTCACACCCTTACTCATCATAGGATGCTTACCTGGGGAGCTACAATCTGGCCCCCTATGGCATAAGCAGGCCAAGTGCCCATTATGCTGAAATACAGAGAACAGAGGCAGCACCGAGTAGCCGCTCTCTGTGAGTGCATCAGTGTCCACTAGCAGAGGTGTAATCTTACGAGGCACTAAATCCCTCCGGGGTCAGTGTGAATGGGTAGCACACTGGGGATGATTAGGCAAATTGGGTACTGAGGACCCCAGTACCGTAATCTCAAAAGTACCTATATTTCACACCTTGAGTATAAACGTCTATGTAGTATATATACCATATAGCCCCCTAGGGTGGTGGTGATGATATGCCAGAAGGTGGGTAATACGTGTACTATTGAGATTACGGTACTCCACTTTCATGTGTATACCTTGTTGCTGGGGCTGGCTGCGCGCTGTGGGCCTCCCGTGTGCTCTGCTGTATTTGAGGGCTCTTGTGTGGTCTCGTTGTAGTTGGCGCGACCCATTTAGGGGGTGGATACGATCGTCTCTTAGAGGGGCTCTCAGTGTGTCGAGCAAAACTCCCGCTTTCCCGAGGGGCCTCAGAATTCGCACTCTACCCGGCCTACCCGTTCTACCCGTCTACCCGTCTACCCGAGGGGACAATGACCCGGAGTCAACCCTTGGGGGATGGAAATGGGTATTTGCAGCTGCACTGTTGGTATCTCTTATTCTAGCTATGCTAGCTGTTCGCGAGGGTATGGTCCGTGCCCCGGAGGGCACGGACCATTACCTGCGGGGAGTTAGCTGGGATTCAAGTAGCTGCGTACCAGTCTGCTGGGACATCGTAGCAAGCGAACCCTTGACCTAGCGGCACTTTGTTGTTGAGGTCGCCCGCATTCGGTACGCATGGAGAGCAGAGGCTAACTGCTGCTTTATGGGGCGATTCGAACACCCACAGTAGGGGCGCTCCACCTAGCCACGAGATTCTGAGTTTCATACCCTCGATATCAAGGGACCACTCTGATTCCTCGATTTCGAGGTTTTCTCCGTAGGTGTATTCTTCATGCTTCTCAGCATCGGGATTTTCTTCCTGCCATTCTCGCATTGCTTCGGCGTAGCTTTCATCGGTACCCTGGGTGTAGAATTCTTCCCACACCCATGATTCAAGCGAATTCATGGACACTACGCCGTAGCGTATACCTGTTTCTGGGTTTGTGTTGACGATCATTTGAGCTGTCCTCCGCTGCGCACTATGACACGCTGCAGTGCGTTGGTACCTTTGTAAATCTGGTAGGTTTCATGCCCTGTGTAGACTATGACGCTGGTGCCGTTCGTCCCTCTGCATGAAGAGCATGAGAAATCAGCGTGGTGCATATAGGGACGCTGAATCGTTACGTACTCGTCGCACATGTGGGACACTATCCCGTAATTGTAGGATTGCGCTTCACCGTCAATTATGCCGCACGCAACATTGTCGCCGAGTTCCAGCTGCTCGGCTGTTTTCAAGACTATTTCGGCTTTCATTGTTCCCCCTAATCTTAGTTAGTTTAGTGTGGTTCACTTATCCCGTAGGCTATGCCCACGGGATAGCTGAATCTCACTACGCTAGGTGTGCCAACATGTCCGCTATCGGCATGGCTCCTTCCGGTGCTGCTCCGATCTCGTTCGTGTTGGTGCGTTGCGGCCGTGTTCGAGGTGCGCGTGGTGTTGGGTCGGCAACTTGCGCCGCGCGATGCTCCTGGGTCATTCGATTTGTGATGGTGCGGACTCGGTCGCCACCCTGAGTCATCGGGTGTGCCGCTACGGTTACTACTTCGGGTTCCTGGGTTGGTTCTGTCTCACGTGCGCCGAGGATATCGTCCAACAGTCCGGCTTCTACGTTCTGCTGGACCCGCTGTGCGACTTCGTATAGCTCGCGATCCACTGTGGACGTGGGCTGGACTGCTACTTCGCGAGGCGCTGCGGCGACTGCCTCGACCGGGATTACTACGGACCCCAGTCCGCCATCGGATACAACCCTGTGAGTTTCGATGAAATTTGCGTCACGTGTCGCACGTCGGACGCGCTGGACTGGTGCTTCTACAACACACTTGCACCAGAGTGATTCGCGTCCCGGCTTCCCATCGGAGATGCGAATCGGCTTCTGACCCTTGACGCTTCTCGGAACCTGGAGTCCGAACTGGTGCCAGCCCTCATACGATTGGGTGTCTACGTACGGTATACACCCGCAGGCGAACGGCTGGAATGCTGGCTTGATCGTTCTGTTCATCTTCTAACCCCCTAGTTGGTTTGGTTGGTCGTGTGGTTCGCTTACCCCGGAAGCTTTCACTTCCGGGGTAGCCGAATCTCACGTGGCTCAGTGGATCGTCGTGAGTATCTGCAGAGCGTCTGACTTCGCTTGGACTGTTGCACCGGAGGGCATCACAGCATTCTGGAAGCGCCGATCGGCTCTCTTGTCCGCGTCTGCGGACTGGCGATACGCTTGCCGATGGTGGTCAAGCCAATCGGTTACCGCATTGTACGAGTCCCACAGGGTTTCCCCAGTGTTGCCTACGCCTTCCGCGAACAGTCCGCGGAGGTCGGCCACTTCCGCGTTGCGCCGCGTGGTTTCGAACGGACTCGCTTCTGCTTTCAACTCGCCGCCGATGTGTGCCGAGACTGCCTCGGCATACGTGGTGAATTCATCCAACGTGGTGTTGGTATCGGCCAGCTGCTGGTAGAGATTGACAAGCTCTTGCGTGTATTGGTCGTGGTCCAAGAGCATCTGTTCGGCCAATTGCAGCTTGGCATCCATGTTTCCGCTGTGTCGGATACGGAAAATGCCAGTCCGCTTGGCTCGTTTGAGCATGCCCGCGAGTTGGTTCCCGCAGAATAGCCGATCAAGGATCGGCAGTCCGATGAATGATCCCGTACCTACGTGATCATTCACGAGCAATGTAAGCTCGCGAATCGGGTCCAGTGATCCATTGTTGCGTGTAACGGTTCGCTCGGTGTTGCGCCCTACTACGGTCCAGACTCGTGCGCCACCATCACACGTGCCAGCCTGTACTAGCTCAGCATCGTCGTTCTGGTCGATGACTGCCTGAGCCATATCGAACAGCTCGCTGTTCTGCACCAGCTGCTGACCGGCCCCTACGATGCCAAGGGGCTTGTTGCTGTCGATGATGGTGGCCTCACCATGGCTCTTGATGACCTCGACCGTACCAGCTGCGGGGTTAGCGCGGAGGATGGGCTTGATGCCCACTGTCCAGTTCATTTTCGCCTGCGCCATGCACTCGTGCGCGTTGCGGGCATCGACGCCGGTACCATCGAGCTGCATACCGTACGCGCGGTAGGGTGCTTGCTGCGTCGTCATTATGGTAGCTTGATTGTAATTGAAACTCATTGTTAGAACCCCTATTCGCTGCATTCATCAGTGAATGCAGACACCCATGAGTACACTGGTGCGCGCATGGGTGTAGGGGTGACTCGTTGCAGGGAAGCACGCTCGCCAGTGTCTTGCGACGCGATGCGCAACTCGCCTGTTTACCGCGCCCCCTACTCACACTTGTTAGGGTCCGGCTTGCTGGGAGAATCACTCCCTCAACTCACAGTAGTACGCGCCTCACGGCGTCGGGCGGATGGAGCGGGCCGCGCGTGGTGGTTCGTCTCAAAATCCCCCTGAAATGGAGTCGAAGAGGTAGCTCAGAATTCTGGGGCTGTCACTAGATGAATCGACACAAGAGCCAGAAACTTGAGATAAATCTAGATGGAGTTACGGACGCTAGGGCGCTGGGGCTGCTTCGCCCGCCGTGCGTTGGCACGTGATTTGCCACGCTCATCATTCCTACGGGCGCGAGATTCAGCGCTGCGCGTGCGTCCAGATAATCTGGAGCGGATGCCTGCGAGCATGAGTGGTGCAGCGGATACAGGGATAGTGTGGGTGATTCCACGTTCTAGCGATCGGTACTCGCGGTCGGTCATCCCCATCAGTGCTGCCATTTTAGGCACAGATACGCGAAATTTGCGCCGGAACGCTGTTAATTGGGTGCGTAGTGACACCAAAGTATGATCATCCTAGAAGTGAGAATTCGTGCCAACAGTACAGTAGGATAGACCAAAGTGGTATGGGGGTTCAGACTGCGGAGGGCACGCACGCGGCCCTTGTCCGGGAGGTTGCACCCACAGGGCGATTCCCCACAACCCTGCATCCGGATGCAAGGATGTCTGCAAGCCGCGTGCCAAGTACTACGCTACGCCCCCCATCATGCTCGGATCGCAGCGCTCAGCCCCTAACTGCCGATAACTTCACTTATCGGAAGCTAGGGCGGGGCGCTCGGCGGCGTCTGGCATGGCTCTTGCCTTACGCAAGCTTCGTGCCAAGCTCGCGCAGCCGAGCCCCCGGGGGCCTTAAAACCCGCTTCCCTGCCACCCCATCGAACTCGTAAACACGGTGCGGTTTTGAAAATTTCTGATTTGCCCCAGAGGGTCGGATCGCCTACGTTCACAGTATGAAAATCTCTCGTCGCAGCTTCATCGGAGGGGCTCTCGGTTCTCTCACCTTGATTTTTGGTGGGTTTGGTTGGCGCGAGGGTGTAGCGCCGGATCCTAACCCGTACGCTGCTACGGAGATGATAGCGGTACTAGAAAATGCGTCAGAGGCGATGCGCATGCTAGATGAGAACTGCGCAGGTGGCCCTCGGTACATACTCGTGACAGATAGGCAGTACGAAGAGCTGTGCATCTTGAATGGCACTACCGAAGTTACTGTGTGGGAAGGCGCGGAGGTAGTTAGATGCCCGATGTCGTAGAACTCCACGAACCCAAGCCCGAAGATCTCGATCCCGTGATCTTCGGTGGCCCGATGCCTAACCCACGCAACGAAGTGTACTGCCAGCGCAGAGCACTGGACGGCATCACTTCTCATCAGGCATACGCAGAAGTATTCTGTGTGCCTCTGTCCCGCACGAGCACGAAGAAGAAGGCGAACCAGCTCGACAGCCGGGCGGACGTGCGCGACCGCATCACGCACTTACAGACTGCGCTCGCACAGACCCGCACAGCTCAGACTCTGGCCACCAAGTTCTGGGCAACCGAGCAGCTGCGCAACATCGTCGAGCAGTCCCGTGGCAATCATCGAATCGTGCGTCGTGGTCTGCAAGACGAGCAGATAGTTCACAAGCACGACGTAACGGGTGAGGATGTGATCGTCGGCCTCTTCCAGACAGATGACTCAGTGGCTATCAAGGCGCTCACTGAGCTAGCCAAGCTAGAAGGCTGGCACCAGCAGAAGCCCAATGACACGCCGATGGGAAACCGATCTGTTACTGCGCTGCTGGAAGAGATGGACAACAAGCAAGCAGAGCTGCGTCGTATGAAAGAAGCGCATGATAAGTTGGGTAAGACGACGGTGGATTCGTAGTGGTCGAAGGCGTTGAAGAACCAGCAGCCACACCGATTCGGTTACAGATAGCTGAGCTATTGAAGATCGTGGAAGAGGATCTCAGTAATGAGACGCTATTAGCGGCTGTGGTCGTCGTACGAACTAACACACGGGTGCAGACATACCAGACAACCGAGAGCCAATATTATGAGCTACTTGGTTTGCTGGAAGTAGCCAAAAATGATTTGATATCTATGGCTAAAGAATCATGATAGAAACCCAGAGCGTCCACGACGATATCCAGAAGGACGAGAACTATCGTCGCTTGATGTTGGAGATCGAAGATCTTCAGCGTAGGATGGAAGAGGCGCAACGCGCTCTCTATACACCCAACCCCAAGCAGCTTGAATTCCATAACATGGGCGCGTATCTACGTGAGCGCATGCTCTTCGGTGCGAACCGCTCGGGCAAGACGCTGGCAGGTGCGCAAGAGGCAGCGTTCCACACTACGGGCCTCTATCCAGATTGGTGGGAGGGCCGCACCCTCCCGCGTGAGAATGTGGGGTGGGTCGCAGGTGTGTCCCAGGAGCTGACTCGTGACGTGTGTCAGCGGTATTTGTGCGGTGACCCATCCGGCCTGCCTGACTCCCTTGGCACTGGGCTGATCCCTAAGGAGTGCATCGTTGATTTCCGCATGGGACGTGGCCTAGCGAATGTGATTGATACGCTGGTCGTGCGTCACGTAAGCGGCGGTACTAGCACGATCAAGTTCAAGTCATACGATCAGGGGCGGCTGCGTTTCCAGTCTGCTGCGTGTAATTGGGCGTGGGCCGATGAGGAGTGCCCCTATCTTATTTACAAGGAGCTGCTAACACGAACGAACGATGGTGGTCAGCGTCCAGGCGAGCTTGGCTTTATCTACATGACCTTCACACCATTGATGGGGCTGACACGGACAGTCAAGCGGTTCTATCCCACAGTGGACGATCCAGACACCATGGGTATGGTGATCCTCGCACTGGAGGACACAACCCACTTTACGCCAGAGCAAGTGGCAGCAATCGAGAAGACCTACGATGAGCATGAACGTCGAAGTAGAACACTCGGTCTTCCACACCTTGGTTCCGGTTTGGTGTACGACATCGCACCCGATGTGTATTTCGTCAAAGCGTTCGCCATCCCAAGCGACTTTTTTCAAATTATTGCGCTCGATCCAGGGAGTGGGGGGCATCCCTACGGCTACGCAAAGTGCGCCGTCGATCGAAACGATCCGAACTTCCCAGTCTTCTACGTAACGGACTGCCGTCGTACAACGAACGAACGCGAGTCTGTGTCTATGCAGATTATACGTGAGATGGGCGGTGCTTCACCCGATGAGATCCCGGTGACGTGGCCCCACGACCTCGGCCGCACGGATCGCGACTCGGGCAAGCAGCTCGCCTCCAAGTACAGAGATCCTCCGAATAACCTCAACATGCTTGCCTTGCACGCTACGCACCCAGCCGGCGGGTACGGATTGGAGGCTGGCATCCGTGAGATTCGAGAGGCCAAGGTCACAGGGGGCTTCCGTGTGTTTGACACGTGCTCCCTCTACAGAGAGGAAGTGCTGTCGTATCATCGTGTCGAGGGGATCATCAATCCAGAAGCTGACCACGTACTTGATGCGGTGCGCAAGGCGTGGATGATGCAACGACACGCTGAGCAGCCCCGGAACCTAGCCAGTATGTCCCACATCCTCGGGGCTACCACAGAGGGCGCGGGGTATGATCCCCACGCGGGTGTGATGGCGGAATATGAAGATGGTGGCTACGCTGGCGGTGAATGGTAGCTTGTGCTAGGTACTGAGGAAATGTGCGACATCTGTCGCGAGTAGGGAAGTGATGGGTGGTATCCCGTTCGACACAATGTTCAAAGGGCGTCAAGATGCTGCCAGGTTACAGGAACAGATGAAAGGACTCTACCAGGACTCCGTGCGAAGCTCAGCTCGTCTTGCAGGACTCGCGGCGGGTAAGGTTACGCAGACTCGGGCACGCCCAGTGAGTGGTGGATTAGCTCCTAGCGGCGGCGGAGGTGGACAAGCGCAGCGCCAGGGTGGAATCCAGGGCGGTAAGATCGGTGGGCCGCTCGGAAAGCGCGGACCGTCTGGAACCAAAGCCGGAACTACAGCAGGAGCGTAGATGGCGCTAGTCGTAGGATCGAGCAAGGGTAGTCGCACTGAGCGTACACCTGCTGTGGTTGTGCAGCAGATGTACGATGCGGCCTACTCTTCGCGCAGTAACTTCCAGGGTCGCTGGCAGCGCATTTCTGAGTACGGACTCGCGAACCGTGACTTTACTACGATCTCTCCTACGCAGGGCCGCTCGCGTCAGCGGAAGGTGTACTCGACCACCTTTCAGGAAGCGCACGAGCAATACATTAGTGCGATCCAGGCACTAATGATCCCAGAGGGTGCCAACTGGGAATCACTGGAGCCTCCGCCCGGTCATGAGCTGATGGATCGCATCGATGTGAAGCAGCACTACGAGATGGTGTCTCGTGTACAGATGGCGTCGTACAACAACCCTGCCGGTGGGTTCTACCGCGCGAGTGGTTCGTTCATCTTCGACTACGGTGGCTTCGGGAACGGCGGTGCACTCTTCATCGACTGGAACGAAGAAGACGATTGTGTGCAGTGGACTACGTGGCCGCTGCAGCAGACCTTCTACATCACCGATTCTAAGCGGAAGGTGATCGGGTTCATTCGACGCCACGAGTACACACCAGCGCAGGCTGTGGATGCGTTCGGTGAGGACATGCTTCATAATGATGTGAAGGTGCGCGCAGCAGATCCTAACCAAGCGTCGCGACATAGCGCGGACTGCATCTACTACGAGTGCATCCATCCTGCTGATAGAGGTGCATTCAAGGGCATCAAGTCAGATGGTGGCCATCCGTGGATCTCCGTGGTGGTGGGTGCGAAGGAGAAAGCACTCGTTCGACCGATCCAGGGATTCTGGGAGCAGCCCATCGTAGCCATTCGTCACACGCTCAATGCGGGTGAAGACTACGGTCGTGGCCCCGGTGATCGTGCCCTGCCAGATCAGCGCAATTCAAACGTGATGTTCAAGGACATGCTGGATCGTGCGCAGCTCGATCTGCGCCCGCCGATGGCTATCCCCCATCGTGGCCTGATGAGCCCTGTGCGTCAGTTCCCAGGCGGGCAGACTGTGTATCAGCCCTCGATGTTCACCGGCTCAGTGCCGCCGATTTTCCCGATCCAACCGCCTCCGTCCACAGGGCTGTCTCTTGAGATGTTCAATTTGGTGCTGAATCAGATTAAGCAGGCGTTTCTGTGGGATTTGCTCCAGCCGTTCGACGAGCGGTATATGTCCGCCACTCAGATTCTAGAGCTGGCTGCTAGGACTACTCAGCTCCTCGGGCCGAACTTCAGTGCGATGCGGGTGGATTGGTTCCTACCGCAATCGGCTCGTGTGTATGGTCTGAACAAGAGGCATGGAAAGCTGCCTGCTACGCCACCGTGGTTGCGTAATATGCCTGTTCATGTAACGCACAAGAATCCTGCGATGGCCGCGCAGATGGCACCCGAAGTGAATCAGGTCATTGCGTTTGCCCAGTGGCTCAATGAGCAGGCTGCAGCGATGGGCGGCAACACAGATATCTACGATCCGTATAACATGGACGAGATGTCGTATGTTGTGGCTGAAGGGCTGCAGATGCCGGCTCGTATCTACGAGACGATCGCTGTGCGCGATCAAAAGCGTCAGGCGAAGAATGAGGCGGCTGAGGCACAGGCCGAGATGGATCAGTTTGCAACCGTAGCGGAGTCTGCTGGTAAGGCAGCTCCTGCTTTGAAGGTGCTCCAGGGCGGAGCAGGAGGGGCGCAGGCAGCCTGATAGATAGTCTGCGACACACGTCGCAAGTAGCCAGGAGATAGACAATGGATTTCAGAAGTTTGCTCAGTAGAGCGCGCAAGGTCCAGGGTGCGTACGAGAGGACTTTCAATGGAAGGGGTACAGCCAAGGATGCAGAGATTGTCCTTGCAGATCTGATCACTCTGTGCAAGCCTTATGACTCAGTGCTGGTGCCAGGACAGCCAGATGTCACAGGGATCAACGAGGGAAAGAGGATCGTATGGTTGCATCTCACAACTCAGATCCATCTGACTGATACAGAGATGCGAAAGATGGTAGCCAACTACGCGCAAGAAGAAGCAGCAGCCTACAGCCAGCCAGGAGATGAAGAACAATGAGCATGAAATTGTGGCAGCGACACGTACTACAGAATGAAGAGGGCGGACTAGCGGGTGCTGGGGGCGGCGGTGATCCGCCCACTGGTGGCCTCGGTGATGCAGGGAAAATCACCCCCTCCACCTTCGCACTTCAGACGATCGAGGGTGGTAAGGATGGTGCGTGGCGCGAGCTACTGCCGCCGGAAGTGCGTGGTCTCAAGAACTTCGACCGCTTTGCGAAGAACGCGAATCCGCTCGGTGACATCGCTAAGTCGTGGACCGAGATGGACAAAATGTACCGCGAGTCTGACAAGATTCCTCGGCTGAAGGAAGGTTCGAGCGAGCAGGACAACGCGAAGTACTATCAAGATCATCTCGGAGTGCCGAAGTCCGCGGCTGAGTACGGCGCGGTGCCCGCTGAGGTATCAGTAAAGGTAGGTGAGAAGGAGGTTGTTGTACCGATAGATCCCACTCGCTACGAGCGTATGCGAACAGCTGCTCATTATCTGAACATGAACCCGCAGCAGTTCGAGGGGCTGGTTCGTGCGGACGCTCTGATGCAGAGTGAGGCAGGTCAGGGCCGCGAGCAGCACAAGGTGCAGATTCAGGAGATGCACATGCAAGCACTCTTGGATGTGTGGGGTCCTCATGCGTACGAGGAGAAGACTGCGCAGGCAACTGCTGCGTTCCTGCACTTCGCCCCCGATCTCTACGCGGAGATCGATCAGATTCGTGATGAAAATGGAGTGCGGCTCACCTCGCACCACGCATTCCGGCAGATGATGGCTGCCATCGGTGCGGCAACAAAGGAGGCTACACCCGTGCCACCCGGCCAGACACATGTGGCAGGTGCTCCGACGCCCAGTGAGGCGAATGCTGAGCTTGCTCGGATGCGGGAGTACAATACGGATGAATTCAACATCCTGGCAAATCGCCAGCACCCGCGAAATACTGAGGTGAAGGCACGGTACCAGTACCTGCTGAAGATCGCGCACCCTGGCACTGCCGCTGAGCGTGAAGCAGCGCTGGGCAACGACGGAGCTCTCTGATAAGGAAGGGGTCAGTATGGTGAAGAGGAAGAAGGAAAAGACGGAAGTGCCGACGAAAGGGCAGCCTCCGGCACCTCCGTCGCCGGTATCTAGGACCCCATCCACGCGCAACCTCGAACGGCCGAAGGGCAGTATTCGTATTGTCCGAGGCAGGAAGGACGCGAAGTAATGACGATGCCGATCCTCGCGACAGACAGGCACGTACTGCTCACTCGGATGTGGGCGCACATGCCTCGTGGTAAGTGGGGCGCTAGTGGTATTCGCCACGTTGCGTCGGTGCCTCCGACTGCTCCTGCGGTGGTGAAGAGCGCGAACGACTTCGTAAGCTACGAGTCTACTGCGAATCCGCCCGGAGTGGGTGAGCGGAAGCCGCACCCGAAGCGTGCGATCTTCTCGCTGGCCTACGCAGACGTGGATCACGGCGACGGTGTGGCTGGGAATGCGCACTTCCCCCCGTCATACCCGATGCCGGGTGGCGAGGTGATAATCGTACCCGACGTGGTGGACACAGCGCAGGCAGCTGCAGAGGCAGCTCTCCTCGCAATTGGGTTTTTCATCGGTGATGTGACATCAGCGACCCACGCCACGATAGCTATTGGTAACGTGATCTCACAAGATCCGGCGGCTGCGGCGACTGCCAAGGCAGGGGCTGCTGTGGATCTCGTGATTTCACTTGGGCCGTAAACTGATGGAGGTGGCGTAGTGCCCGGTGGTCCCAGAGATCTGCTTCATCCTTCGGTGCCACAGCCAGTGGATCCGGTGGCGTGGGCTGTGTTCACGGTGCGAAAGAACTGGCCCACTATAGCTGCGGACTGGCCGGATGTGGATGGAGAGGCACTAGACAAGATCCGTGCCAAGGTCTACACTGAGTTGGGAACGAGGTGCAGTACGAAGGAGAGGCAGGAAGAATTGATCGGAGAATTCGACGAACGTTTCGCGAAGTTGACGGAGAGGAACAGGACTGCTCCTGAGACGCATGCGAGATCCAACCGCCGAACCCGTGCAGGCCGAAAGAAGGCAAGCTAGAAGGGCAGCTACGGTAGTCCTTAGATCGCGGCCCCGCTCATTGCGGCCAATCCGAGATCGAGTGTAGTACTCAAACTCGAATAACGGAGGGCTCGTAATGAGCACTGGTTTCGTAGATGACGCATTCGTCCAGTCATTCAAGGACGGTGTGAGATTCACAGCACAGAGTAAGGGCTCCAAGATGCGGCCGTATATCATGGTCGAGGATCAGAACTCGGAGCTTCAGGCGTACGATCAGGTCAAAAAGACCTACATGATCTCGAAGCAGCAGTTCGACCTCACGCCGCCGAACGCGGTACAGGGCCGGCATGGTGCTTCGCCGATCATCGCAACAGCTCACCGCAAGCGCAACGTAGAGCTGGGCGACTGGATTCTCGGTGACGCAATCGATCAGCAGGACAAGGTCCGCACGCTGAACGATTTCGAGAACTCGTACGTCAAGAACTTCGGATACGCTTCAGGTCGCCAGATGGACTACTGCGCCATCAATGGCAACCTCAACGAAGCGACGGGTGCGGCCGGTGTTGGCGGTATCTTCGGCACGAACCGGCTCGGCAAGAGCGGCGATCTGACGCTCACGTGGGATCAATGGATCGCCGGTACCGGAGCTGCTGGTACGGACGGTGATGTGGCCCACCCGGCACATCAGATCGCACATGGTAGCGTGGGAATGACCCTGGAGAAGTGGATCCAGGCGAAGACCACGCTCGACGGCGCGGATCTGGTGGAGGATGAAGGCGGGCGCTGCATCGTGATGACGGAGATCCAGCTTCAGGAGCTTCTGTCGGATCCGCAGCTCACGTCATCGGACTACAACACGGTGAAGGCGCTGGTGAGTGGTGAGGTCGGTTCGTTCCTCGGGATGGAGGTTCTCATAATCTCGTCGAACGCCCGCGCTCGTGCCAACACGTCCATTCTGGACGCGGACAACGTCGTGGATTTGACGGATGTCAAGCCGCTGGTTCCCCACGTAGTGGGGGGTACGAACTACCACAGGTGTTTTGCGTTCTGCAAGAGCTACCTTTTGCTGACGCTGGGCATCGACGACGAGGCGAACATCGCCAAGCGCGCAGATCTGAACTTCACGTGGTACGCGCACCTTGCGTCCACGTTCGGTTCAACGCGCATGGAAGAGGCTGCATTCGTCGAGATCCAGTGCGCTACGGCGTAATCAGCACCCCTCGGTGAAGCGGCGCACCGGGGACTCGGGGTGGTGGCTTACTTCCTGGCGAGCCACCACCCCACCTCGATGTAAGTAGAGGAAGCGGATGGCAACTGTAGATATCGACATTGTAAATTTAGCTCTCGTCAAGCTAGATGTGTCTATCCTCGCGAACCTCACTGGTAAATCAAAAGCATCTCAGTACGCGAACACTACTTACGAAACACTACGCGATGTAGTCATGGGTGGCGCACCGTGGGGCTTCGCTATGGCTCGTGCGATCCTGCCACGATCATCTGATGATCTCGTGTGGGGCGCAGACAACACCTATCAATTTGCGAAGCCCGGCGACTGCCTCCGTATTTGGCGTGTGTATCAGCAAGTTCGTTGGCAGGTGGAAGGTGATTTCGTAGTTGTTGGTTCTCTCAACGCAGAAGACAACACACGGCAGTGGGTAGGTGCTCCTGATTCACTCAAGGTACGGTACATCAAGCGAATTACGTCGCCCGGTAGGTATAACCCCTTTTTCAAGGAAGCCCTGGCCACTCGACTCGCAATGGAGTGGTGTGTAGGGCTGACCGGCAGCGATGCGAAGAAGCAGGTGTTGATGACGGAGTACACCGCTAAGCTAGAAGACGCGAAAGCCTTAGATGGCCAGGAAGGTATCCCAGAAGATATCCACGCAACTTCATGGAGTGATTCGAGGCTCGATTGATGTCGTCGCGAGATAACGTGCATAGGGTCATTCAGCCGCATTTCAGTAGTGGTGAGGTGTCCCCTGAGGTCTCCGCACGGATCGATAATCCGCGACATCAATCAACTCTGAGAGTCTGCAAAAACGGGTATACGTCTGAGCGCGGGGC